CCAGGCAAGGCACCTATAAGGAGTTCTTTGAACTTATCCCAAAAAGCCATTTAGAACTCCACATAGTCTTGGTCGAAAGTTGAAGGAACGCCACCTTTGACTTCTTGCCCAGTGATTTCCCGAATAAAGTTATCTCTATCTGTTGGTGTCTCCCAGGGAACCATCGAAAGCATAAATGCAATGCCAAAGTTTTCGTAACCTAGCGAGTTACCGAACTTATCTAGATGGTCGAAGAACGTATTCTCCTGCCATCGCATTACATCACCTCTCTAATGAGGGCGTTTATCATCCGCTTGTAAGAGTCAGGAGCTCCTGGCATACGTGCTGCGTTCAGAAGGTCAGGCATATAGCGCTTGACTAGGTCAACATTCTCAATCTGACGGGCATCTTGCTGTAGCGATGGAGGCATAACCTCGCTGCCACGACCAGGACCAAAGTCAACACCGTCTGTAATAGGAAGATACTGCTCTGGCTCAGAGGTGATTGGGCGAGCAGCAGACATCATATCTGCGATTCCACCCATAGCCGGTGCCGGTGCCTGCGATGCTGGGTTAGCTGCGCTAGCTGTAGAAGCTACGTTGCCACCTGCGCTCATTTGCTCTGCCAATGCTTTGTTCTCCCCTTGAGGAAACCCTGACGGTCTTAGTTGTGTGGCTTTAGCCACCTTCTCTGCTACATACTTGCCTGATTGTCCATTGCCACCAGTAGCAGAAACACTCGCAGGATTGTTCTGTGGCGCACTTGGCCTAAATCCACCTCGAGCCATTATTTCTCCTCTGGTACATAAGAATATTCTTCAGCCGAAACGAGCATTCCTTTGGCAAGCCAAGGATTCATATTCTCGCTGACGTTAGTCATCAAGTATCTGGTTCCTTCAAAGTCAGACCATTCGCTGACTATGACCCAACCGGTACAAATCTGGTTCTTTGAGTCTTCAAGACTCTCTGCAAGAATGCGTAGAGCTCCCTCTACTGCCTCACCAAAATTGCTCATTTGTATTGCACTTCCTCGTAGAAGGGAGCTGCAGAATATGCGCTCACCTTCGAGGCAATCTCCATAGCCTTCATCGGCTCAGCACCTGCGTACAGGGCTCCTAGGGCAAATGCCCCACCGGAACCAATCGCATAGATGTTGTCTTCGTTCTTCATCACCGACAAGTCCTCGTCGATGTCAAAGAGCTGACCTCCGCAAGCCATCAAGAACTGGAATCGCATTCCGTCCTTCTTGTCTTCGTCGAAGTTGTAACCGTTTTCGGTAAGACACTTGCGAAGAGATGGCATCACTTTGGTAATCATAAAGTGATACGGGTCTTTCTTGGCACTTGCAGTAAACGTAGGTGGAGTCCAGATGTTCTGGGCGATGTCACACGGCGCTACTTCTCCAGCCCCAGCAATCAAGATAGCGCCACGTCGGGCAATCTTCTTCATCACTTGATGGGCATAGATACGCCCCGCGTCATCAACAACCCTGCTATCAGCCACGATAAGGCTTCTGTCAGGATATTCGATGCCGATAATTGTTGTCATCGTCCCCCCTCAAGCTATCGTCGTCGAATAGTTCTCACACTTGCGTTTGCTTCTCCTGAGCCAGAGATGCTCGAAAGAAGGCTTAGGATGTCTGGTGCGCCCGCAGCAGGTGGTACTTCTGGACCTGGTGCAGGAAGAGCGCCCTCCGCTGGAGCACCTAAGGGAGCAGGGGACGGTTGCTCAACCATTTCAGCGGCAGCCCCAGCAGAGGGAACTTGTTCTGCAGGAGCGAAGATTTCTTCAATAGCATCTTCCAGAGCCTTGCCCTGTTGACGGGCTTGGATAACTGCAGCAATCTTACGAACAACATCGGATACGTCTCCGCCTTGTGTAGCCAACGCTGGAATCGCCTGTGTGTAGGCAGTCAGCGAAGTAAGCAAAGCTTGACGCATACTTTCAACTTCAATCTTCTCAAGCTCTTGTGTCACATTGACGGTGAATGGAAGCTCGCGCATAGCGAGGTCCTTGGAGATAAGTCCTCCACCAAGAGCCTGAAGCATAAAGATAAGACCTTGAGCTGGGTTGAGACCAGCAAGCATTCCATAACGAACATCTGCGGAGTAGTCTCCCTTGATGTCCTTGCGTGGGTTGTAGGTAATCTCGTATGGGCTACCTGCATCAACGCCACGGATGGTCTTTGAATCTGGGAAAATCTGCTCATCGACAGCAAAGCAAATCTGAATGACATCGCGCAAAGCGCTAGCGAAGATAGCTTGTGCGCTCTTGACCTGTGTATCGAAGGCACCCATAAGGGCTTGTACACCTTGGCCTGTGACGATAGATGCGTCGATGTTTCCGGTACGGCCTTCTGGGTAACGTGCACCCACGCGCATTTCTTGGTTGAGCAGAGTCTGCTCGGTGAATGCGCCTTGAGGAAGGGTTAGCTCGACACGACGTACACCGGCTGGTGAGTTGGTGCGGATGACCGCATCTCCACCAAGCATAAGCTCTTGCACATCGGATGGCAGAACGATAGGAGCTTGTACGCTCTTCTCGGCTGCTTCCATCGCAAGGAGAGCGAATCGGTTACGTAGGAGCTGGATGCCGATGATGTCGTCGAACTGACCACGCATCTCGCCATCGACAGATGGCTTACGTGCGACAACAATCATCATTCTGCCCATTGGGTTCTTGGCCCTTGAGAGAACCAAGTTATCCTTATCTGGCAAGTAGACAACGGACTGGTCTTTGTCGTAATAGCGAACCAACTCAACCTGTTGAGTCAAGTCCTGCTCGTAGCGAAGCTTTCCAAGCAGTTCATACTCGTACTCAGGAAACATAGAAACGAGTTCGCCCAGCGTCATCGTGTAGCGTTTAGCGAAAGCTACGCATCGTCCATAGCGGTCAAAATCCGGGTAAGCACCTATTGGGTTTTCTATGCGGATGCGGGGTAGCTTTGCTTCTTCATCCAGTTCAATTATGAACGGGAGGAACCCATATGTGATGTACCAGTCAGCGCCTTGGTACATTTGGACAGACAAATCAGAGTGAGCAAAATAGTTAGAGGCAATGCGAGTCCTCGTATCAGCAAACTTGCGAGCACGGTCAGAAACCGAATTCGCTGCATTGCAGTTGACCGCCGGTAGTGGCGCCATAACCTCCGAGAGGTCTCGAGCCACGACATCCACAAAATTAGCAACGACATTTGCATCTACACCATCTGGAAAGAAATCAGGATAGACACTGGCAATCTGCCCTTTACGTACAGCAAGAACGTCGAGGTTGCGTGCATCTCGGTCTGCTGCTCGATAGCGGAGCGATTGGACTCGCGCTGCTACCTGCTCGATTGATAGTGACATAATTTCCTATCCGTAAGTTTGCTGCCATTGCTCGGCAATAGCTTCGTCAAGATTGATAGACATTCTGCGTTGTGTTTGTGCTCTGGTAGCCCAGCGATTCTGGACCCAGCGTTGACCTTGGGTTCCTTGTTGCATCATCTCCCGTAGGCGGATGACGGCAAACCAGAGAGCCATCACGCAGTCTGTTGCGTTTCTGGTATCTGGCTTCCAGGTAATCAGCTGTTGCACCAGCGCCTTGAGGCCCTCAGAGCCTTCGTTGCTGGGTAGTTCTATGATGTTGTTATCTTGAAATCTTCCATCTCGAATGGAACCGAATAGACCCGCCATAGAAGCGACACCAAAACCAGTATCCCACTTATTCTTGCCAGTGAAGTGAGAGTTGAGCTGGCAGCCGTACATCGAGAGCCAGTTCCGCAAGTTGTCGTCCAGGGCGTAAGCCTTCTGGTGTGCGTTGATTTCAATGCGAAGCTCCTGTGGGTGGTACTTCTGTACCCAATCCTCAATCAGCGCCTGAATCTTCATAGGCGTCGGGTCCGTCATATTGATGGCGTCAAGTATGTAAATCATACTGTCGGTCTTGTTGTATGTGGCAATCACCGCTGCGGTGTTACCTGTCATAGCAGGGTCAAGCCCTATAACGGTATAGCCCTCGAGGTGTTGCGGATGGCCTGGAGCACCAGGCTTGAGGGGGCCACGTTTACGCATTCCGTTGACGCATCCTGCGACAGCTGCTGGTGGGAAGATGGCATCTTCAACAACATCTTCTTGTTGGTAAACCATTGCCCAGACGGACGGCGCCACTTCGCTTCGACGCGTAAAAAGAGCTCCACCATCCCACTTTGGGTAAAATCCATTTTCATCAGGTTCGTCGTTCTCACCTTCGGGCCTGTCTGTCTTAGGCCAGAGCGTTTTCCAGTTAGCGGGCTTCTCATCGAACTCGAGCACCGCCGGCATCGCCATATAGGTGAAGGGGCTTTTGCCACCTGTCCAGTTAGAGCCGTCCCGTATCTGTTTGTATAAATCTACGGGAGCGACACGGGTTCCTACGATAAGTAGTTTTCCGTGTCGTCCCAGACGTGTGATAACTTCCTTTTGAAGCCATTCGATTTGCTTCTCCCACTCGTGGGCATTTGAGTTCATCACAACATCGTCTAGGATAATCAGGTCGGCACGAGCACCGTAAATCTGGGAACCGAATCCCAAAGCCTGAACCGTGGGGTCTTTCTCCCCTGAGTCTCGACCTGTACCTAGGTAAATCATATCAGCCGACCACGTCGGCGAATCAGCCTTGTAGCCACCATTAGGGCCGAAGGCCGTCTGGAGCTTGACCCAGGATGGGTGGCTTAGCCTTGTCTTGATGGCTGAGAGAAACTTACGTGCCATACCCTGCGTCTTGGAAACCAGAATGATTCGGGTATTGGGCTTGGTCGCAATCTGGTAGGTGACGTAGTTGATGGTCAGTACCGTGGACTTGGCGTGCTCGGGTGGAACGTTGATAAGAACTCGGTTAGCGGCGGCTGGCTCGTAGGTCATCGCCGGGTGGAGGAACCTGGGCTCCCTACCCTCAATCAGGTCAATCCAGTCCTGTTGGTGGGGGAAGAGCTTGGTATCGAGGAACTCCTCGGAGAACTGCTCGAAGTCGATGTCCTTGAGGTTCTTCAGGTCAGCCTTGACGCCCTTGCCTTCCAGGCGGGCCTTGTCGGCTCTGTCCTTGAACTCAGGGCTAGCCATCGTCCATTGGCGGAAGGTCACCTCATTGCGGTTGACCGACTCCATAGCCCCCTTGATGGTGGAGCCTTGGCTCAGTTGGATAAGAACCCGCTCCATCGCCTCAGCTTTGGGGATGTCGACCTTACCCGCTTTTCGCCCCATCTGTACCCCCGTTAGAACCTACTATAAACGCCCCTTTATAAACGGTCAGAATATGGGCACCTGATATATATAATATAAATATATATATAATCTATACGTCGCGTAGCCCGCAAGAGGCGGAGCGACGCTCCGTATAGATATATAAATATCTATACATATAAGATAACCTGTTCAAATAGGAAAACCGAACAGGTTTCCTGGATATTTCTAGAATATTCGCCCATTGGGCGATAATATGTCCGAATTATACCTATATACCCCCCATATAACAGAAATATTTAGGGTGAGTATAGAATATATATATGCGCGAGTTTATCAAGCCCGGGGTCAATCCCTGACCCTTGGGCATCTACCTAGAAGTCTCAACCTCTAGTAGAGGGTTACTCTTCTGACTGAGGACTTATATAAATGTCGACAAATATATAAATCGAGATATCTCTTCATTATAAATCAAAACTACTGAGCAAGGGCAGAAAGTGCGGGGAATGTGGAGAGGTGGACTCTCCCCCCGGGGGTAATCCGCCCCCCTCGTATGGCCCTAGATGATGAGAATTATTCTCAGATAATCCTCAGAAAAATAATTTGGAAATGTGCTCAAATAGATTTGACTTACGTCTGAAAGTTCGAAAGGATTCTCCTACTAGCGTGAAATACACGCTCAGAAAGACGGGAGAATAAAGATGATTACTCACTACAAATGCGGGGCGATTGATACGCCTTTCGTCGCACTCAATGATTCAGAAATGGTCTGCCCTTGCCTCATCGAGAAGACGGGAGAGACCAAGTGAAAACCGTCCTAACCATCGACGAGAAAGAGACCGTGAAATCATTGCTCGTCCTCGAGCACTACGCCTTTCTCACCCTCGAAAGTGGCCTCAGAATCGAGATGAGCCGGGCTCAAATTGATGCAATAGTCCTCGAGTATGGAAAGGCCCGAGCGATTGCCGATATGATGGCAGATATCAAATAGGCGAAACCCCCTCACGGGGGTCTAGGGGAAATGGTCACCCCCTACTGATGAGCCGGACCAAATAGACGGGAGAAAAAGAAATGAAGTTCGACGAGCAAGAGATGAGACTGA